CGAGGAATCTTTGCGTTCTTTACAAGTAGAATTTGAAAATATCTCCGAAAAGAACAAACAAATAAATCTAAATGAAAATCTGAAATATCAGTTAAAATCAATAGACTTACACGAAGCTAAAAGATTACTAGCAGAGCACCCAGAACTTATTGATACTTCTACGTATCTTACAGGAATAGGGTCTTGGAAGTCTGAACAGATGCATGAGCAGAAAATGTTAGATAAGTACCAAACCCTAGCGGGTATGGAAAATGCTACCTGTCCTACTTGCGATGGAGAAATTGACCAAAAGTTCGTAAGTAATATGATAGAGGAGCATGAGGAAAGAGTAGAGCAGTGTGCAAAATTTGCAGATAAAGATAGAGAAAGATTGCAAAATATAGAGGAAAGTAATGAGATACATAGGAAAGCAAAAAAAGATGTCGAGACTTGGGAAACTCTCTACAGGGACATTGACAGGGAACTCCCAAATAAAGTCCTCAATGCAGAAAAACTCCAAGAGCAAATTGCGGAACTTCGTAGAAAGATTACCACTGCTAGGGAGACTCTTCAAGAGGTAATAGATGAGAATGAAAAGATTGAAAGACATAACACAAGAATTGGAATTATTCTTGAACAAACGGAACAGTTTGAGAGCGACCTTAGTCACAGCGAGTCTAAACTTAAGAGTTCAGAAACAAAACTGGCGGTACTTGAAACACTTAAAAAAGCGTTCTCAACCAATGGACTATTAGCGTATAAAATAGAAAGTTTAGTAAAAGAGTTAGAAATTCTCACAAACGAATATCTAGCAGAGTTTAGTGATGGTAGATTTGCCATCAATTTTGTAGTGGAGAATGATAAATTAAATGTGGAAGTCTCAGATAATGGCAATATTATTGACATCCTTGCTCTTTCTAGCGGCGAGTTAGCTAGAGTAAATATTGCAACACTAGTATCAATAAGGAAGTTAATGACTTCAATTAGTAGAAGTCAAATCAATGTTCTTTTCCTTGACGAAGTAAACCAAGCGTTAGACGAAGTCGGAAAAGAAAAAGTAGTAGAAGTGTTATTAAAAGAAGAAACCTTAAATACTTACATGGTATCACACGGTTGGACACATCCTCTACTAGAGAAAATAGAAATAACAAAAGAGGATAACATCAGTTATCTTGAATAGCACCACGAAAGTATCTCTTGACAAGAAACTTAAAATGTGGTATAATATATATCTTATGGAGACAATATGAAAAAAGCAATAGTATGGATTGTAGATAGCTGGAGAAATGTTATGGATGTAAGATTTAATCCCTTACGACATATACCAGACCCTAGTCTACAGTTGTATTTTACTTTAGTACTTTTTACTATGTGGAGTGTTTACTTTGGCCTTGTAGCAAGTTATTGGTTAGGTTGGGCAAACTATGATATAGTAGCAAGTATTATAATACATTTAGCAGTGCTAATACCTATAGGATTCACTAATGCAGTATTTATAGATGCAGAACGTGATGGAAGCAAATGGTTAAAAGAATGGAGAAACAAATGAAAGTAGAAATTTATAGTATACCTAATTGTACTTACTGTAAAAAAGCTAAGTTCTTGGCTGACCACGTTGACCAAGTAACTGAGGTGCAGTATAAAATGATTGGCAAAGATTTTTCTGCGTCTGATGTTAGAGAACTATTTCCTGGCGCTAGGACATTCCCACAAATACTTGTAGACGATAAGCACATTGGCGGCTACATAGAACTGGAGAAGTTAATTGGTTAATGGTAGGCAGAAAGGTAATAACGCAGAATTAAAAGTAGCAGAAATGTTACACAGACATACAGGAGAAGCTTTTGTACAAACCCCAGGCTCAGGCAGTGGTAAGATAAAAGGCGACTTAATGGTAGCACACAAAGAAAACTTGTTTGCTATAGAAGTAAAGTTCTATAGAGATATGTCTTTTAACCACAAAATGTTTACACAAAAAAGTAATAAATTTGTAAACTGGTGGAGTAAGATAGTGAAACAAGCTGAGCAAATGAAACAAGAACCTATATTGTTCTTCAAAGAAAACCACTCACAATGGTATGTGGCAACGACAAGAAAGCCACTTTACAAAAAACATATGTACTTTAATTGGTTAGGTTGCTATGTAACTTTAGCTGATAAATTTTTAGAAACACAAAACATGGAATTTACAAATGGCGATACAATTTATGAACCATGGAAAGCCGACCCCGAATGGGAACTTATTGATTGTTGATGGACTCAATCTAGCTTTTCGATGGAAACACCAAGGTAATACTGACTTCGAGCATGATTATGTAAGAACTGTTCAGTCTTTGGCAAAGTCCTATAACTGTGGAGAGATAGTCGTTTTAGGCGATGGCGGTAGTAACTATCGTAAAGAAATCTATCCAGAGTATAAAGCAAATCGTAAAGAACGATATGCAGAACAAACAGAAAAAGAAGCAAAAGAATTTGAAATGTTCTTAGCAGAATTTTCAACTACTCTAAGTACGTTAAAGCGTAAGGGATATCTTACGCTTAAATATGCTGGAGTAGAAGCTGATGATATTGCAGCTCTTATTTGTCAAAACAGAGAAGAGTTAGGTCTCGATGAGATTTGGATGATATCTTCAGATAGAGACTGGGATTTACTAGTCGATGGTAACATAAGTAGATTTTCTACAGTTACTAGAAAAGAAACAACACTCCTAAACTGGGACGAGCATTATGACTTTGACCCTGAGTACTTTTTAACATATAAGTGCTTAACTGGAGATAAAGGAGATAACGTTCCTGGTGTTGATGGAATCGGGCCTAAAAGAGCCACACAGATTATACAACAGTATGGAGATATCTTTGATATTATGGCGAGTTTGCCAATGGAAGGAAAGTACAAATTTATTCAGAACTTAAATGAGTTCGGAGAAGAAGGACTAGAGATTGGTATTAAACTCATGGATTTAACTTATGACGTAGACGGTGCTGTCTTAGGTCATGGCAAAGAAATTATAGGATTGGTAGAAGATTATGTCAGTAAAAATTGATTTTAGTAAAGACAAACTTTTAGATGCTTTTGCACACGCAACTCTAAAAGATAGATATATGGTAGGTGATGAAACTTCACCTCAAGAAGCTTTTGCCCGTGCTGCAATGGCTTTTGCAGATGATGACGACCATGCACAAAGGTTATATGATTATGTAAGTAAACTATGGTTTATGTTTGCTACGCCTGTGTTATCAAATGGAGGTACTCGGAGAGGGCTTCCTATTAGTTGTTTTTTGAACTATGTAGACGATAGTAGAGAAGGAATAACAGACCATTTTACAGAAAATGCGTTCTTAAGTTCTTTCGGTGGTGGTATCGGTGGTCACTGGTCTGATGTCAGAGCAATGGGAAGTAAAACTTCTAAAGGTTCTGAATCGACTGGTGTGATACCATTCATGAAGGTCGTAGATGCAGAGATGCTTGCTTTCTCACAGGGGGTTACAAGAAGAGGAAGTTATGCAGCGTATCTACATATTAGTCACCCAGAAATAGAGGAGTTCTTAGATGGAAGAAAACCCACTGGTGGAGACGTTAATCGCAAGTTTACTAATTTGCATCATGGTATCGTTATTCCTGATTCTTTCATGGAGCTAATCCATAGAGCAAGTAAAGAAGAAGGATTTGATGACTCTTGGAAATTAATTGACCCACACTCAAAAGAAGTGAAAAAAGTAGTATCTGCTAGAGCCTTATGGGTAAAGATACTACAAAACAGAATAGAAACAGGAGAGCCATACGTAATGTACGAAGATGCAGTACAAAATGGATTACCTGATTTCCAAAAAAGGAAGGGATTACAAGTACATCACTCTAATCTATGTAGTGAGATTACTCTTGCTACTAACGATGAAAGAACAGCAGTATGTTGTCTTTCTAGTGTAAATTTAGAGTACTATGATGAATGGAAAGACCATCCTTCTTTTATCCCTGATTTGGTCAGGATGCTAGATAATGTATTAACATACTTTATTGAAAATGCACCTAGCCCATTAGATAAGGCTAAGTTCAGTGCTTTTAGGGAGAGGAGTATTGGACTTGGTGCTATGGGATTTCATGCGTACCTGCAAAAAAATAGTATTCCATTTGAGAGTGCTATGGCAGGTGGCACTAATTTAGAAATGTTTGCGTTTATAAAAAGACACGCAGACACTGAAACTAGAAAACTAGCGGCAGAAAGAGGCGCTTGTCCTGATGATGATTCTTGCACAGTAAGAAATGCTCATCTATTAGCGATTGCTCCTAATGCTAGTTCTAGTATTATTTGTGGAAACACAAGTCCAAGTATTGAGCCGTATAGAGCCAATGCTTATACACAAAAAACAAAAACAGGAAGTAACTTAGTAAAAAATAAATTCTTAGATGCAATTATCAAAGAAAAAGTTGCTCCTGAACTGTATGATGAAGTATGGTCTAGTATAGTTGCAAACAAAGGAAGTGTGCAACATTTAGATATATTAGATGATTGGGAGAAAGACGTATTCAAAACAGCAGTAGAAATCAATCAGGCATGGATAGTAGAACACGCTTCAGTAAGACAAGAATTTATTTGTCAATCACAGAGTGTAAATCTATTCTTCCCGCCTGATGTAAATAAAGGGGATTTGCATAATGTTCATATGTTGGCATGGGCAAAGAACTTAAAAACATTATATTACCTAAGAAGTGAAGCTATCGGCAGAGCTGATAATGTATCTTCTCAGGCTAAAAGAGAGATAATCTTTGAACAATCAGATTGTCTAAGTTGCGAGGGATAAATGAGCAAACTATTAGAAGAGAGAGATTATTATAAACCTTTCGATTATCCTTGGGCATTTGAGTTCTATAAAAAACAACAGCAAATGCATTGGCTACCTGAAGAGGTGCCACTCCAAGATGATATTAAGGATTATACACATAAATTATCAGAAGGTGAAAGAAAACTTATAGATAACATATTTAAGTTTTTTACACAAGCTGATGTAGATGTATGTTGTGGATATGCGAAGCATTATCTACCAACATTTAAACAACCAGAAATAAGAATGATGTTAGTAAGTTATGCTGCTATGGAAGCAGTACATCAAGAAGCATATTCTTTATTACTGGAGACACTGGGAAAATCAGATGAGCAGTATACAGAGTTCTTTGAGATACAAGCTATGGCGGAGAAGCATGAGTACTTAACTGATTTTAATATGTCTAACCCACATGAGATTGCAAAAACAATGGCAGTCTATAGTGGTTTTACAGAAGGAGTACAACTATTTAGTAGTTTTGCTATACTTCTAAACTATCCAAGACATAATCTTATGAAAGGTATGGGGCAGATAGTAACATGGTCTATAAGAGACGAGTCACTTCATGTTGAAGGACTATCAAAACTCTTTAGGACTTTTATTGCAGAAAATCCAGATATATGGACAGATAAACTAAAGTATGAGATATACTGTGCGGCAGAACGCGTTGTTGAATTAGAAGATAAGTTTATTGATGTTTGTTTTGAAAAAGCAGACATACCTGACTTAACAGCGAAAGAAGTAAAAGAATACATAAGATACATCGCCGATAGACGATTACTTGGTCTTGGTATGAAAGCAATATTCCATAGCACAGTTAACCCACTTCCATGGATTGATATGCAAGTTAATGCAGTTGAGCATACCAACTTTTTTGAAAACCGTGCTACTGAGTATGCTAAGGCTAGTACACAAGGAAATTGGCAGGATATATTTAAGTAATGAATAATTTACCAGAGTCTATAGACATTGATGGCGTAACGTATTATACTGATGAAATGGCAGAAAATCAACAACTTATTCTATTAGCTATAAGTCAATGTGATATAGAGCTAGATAGAGCAAAACACATGATGGCTATTTGTCAAACAGCGAGACAAGCATATATAAATGATTTAGGTTCACAACTTAAAGATGATGCAAAAGAATCTTAGATTTTATATATTAGTAACTCATACGTTACACAAAGTTAAAAGACACTTTTCTTACACAGGTATATTGCCTAAGGAAGCTATAGTAGTTATTAATACTACTAATGATGTTTTCTATAAGCAATGTAGTAATTGGTGTGATTCCAAAGGTATACCATGGATTCGTACAGAATCTGATGGTACACCAGCAACTGGAAAGAATAGTGTCTTAGACTTATTTTTAAATAGTAAAGATGACTATATGGTAGCAATAGACGGAGACGACTATTTAACTAAATATGGCTATGCTTATTATAAAAATATTGTAAAACAAAACAATCCCCCTGATAGTTTATGTCTATATAAACAACAATCCCAACTAATCACTATTTTTGGTCAAAGAATATGGATTAATCTTATGGGACTTCCCACAGATTTAGATACTGAAATGCACGTACGTAGAAGCCATTTAATGGGCGAAGTATACGCACACCATTTAAAAGACTACTATGAAAATAAGTATGGAGACCTAGAGCTGTATGTAAAAGATTGTTTGAAACATACAAAAGAAAATTTATATTATGTATATAAATACTATGAAAGATATAATATATACGAGAATGAATTTGCAGAATCTCATTGTAGACCTGTATTATTTTCTAAAGCAGCAGCAAAAGAATGTCACTTTCCTAGTAATGTACCTGTGGGAGAAGATACATTAGTATACTTACAACTTAAAAATGCACATTTTCAAGGAAGAATACAAACTCAACTAGTAGATGAACTAAACGAAGGAATTACTTATCTCTATGACTGTATAAAATCAGATGGTGATGAGTTAGGAGCTATGTTAGGAATTACTCTTAATCAGACAGATTATACTTGGGTACGTTTAATAAATATAAAGCTAAAAGAAATGGAACAAAAAGGAGAGTTACACGCTGTTCCGCTACCTGTAAATAATTGTTTACCGAGTAAGTGGGAAAAAGATAACTTAATACCTGCAAAACCCCAGTTTCCTTTTGATTTTGATTTAGAAAAATGGGATGAACAGTGGAAAGATAAAGGAGTATTCCATGAGGCACCTAGTAAAGAAGCGATGGAAATAATAGAAAATATAAGAATGTGTGAGAATTACTATTCTACAGAATCTGCTGTAGTTTTACAAAACATAGAACAACAAAAAGAAAATAAAAAAGAATTATTAAAAGCTTTAGGAATAAGTCCTAATGCTATGGTCAAGTTTCCCAAAGGTTATTTTAACAACTCTAGACCTTACTTTCACCACGCTACTCCTCACGAAGTAGCACAACATTACCCAAAATCATGAAAATATTTATAGGTTACGAATCTACATACCCCGAAATGTTTGAGGTATGCAAAAAAAGCATACTTCGTTACAATCCCAAACATGAAATCATACCACTCAAAAAATCGGAAATATCGGAATATACTCGTCCATTTCAGAACGAGAGTACGGAATTTGCCTTTACCCGTTTTCTAGTACCACAGCTCTGTGACTATGAAGGGGAAGCTTTATTCTGTGATGGAGATTTCTTATGGCTCTGTGACCCTGAAGAAGTTATGGACTATTTTTCCGATGAACATACAGTTCATGTCGTAAAACATCCTAGTTTCCTCGTCAAACCTAAGAAAATGAAAAACAAGAAAAACCATGCTTATCCTAGAAAATACTGGTCAAGTCTCATGCTTTTTAATAATCCTAAATGTAAAGAACTTACTTATGATTATGTAAACCAAGCCCCAGCGGGTGCATTGCATGAGTTGAGATGGGCAGAAAGCGTAGGGGAACTTCCCGCGCAGTACAATGCCATGGTAAATTATTACAAATTTAAGAAACCAAAAGCCCTGCACTACACAGACGGTGGGCCTTGGTTAAATATAAACGAGTGTTCGGAGTACACAGCATCATGGATGAAACTTTACAAAAGTTAACAGAAGATAAAAATATTATACTTGTCGGAAATTCAGTAGAGATGCTGGAGTATGAGTATGGGGAGTATATAGAAAACTTTGATACAATTGTACGATTTGGAAATGGTATACCTGATGAACATACTGAAAGTCTTGGTATTCGTACTGATATATGGATTACAGGGTGGCTTCGTGCAGTAAAGGTAAAATATTTTCCAACTGCGTATAAATTATTCAATCGTTGCAGAATACACCTCGATATACAACCAAAAGACCTAACTCCACCTTTTGAGCATGAAACTATGTTTAATGATGATGAATTAAAAAAGATTTATAAAATGGTGGGAGCTGAAAACAATGTTAAAATGGGAAATAGGCCAAGTGCAGGTTTCTTAGGTATATTATTCTTTTTAACTAAAACCAATCCTAAGTCAATTACTCTAATTGGCTTTGACTTTTTCTCTAAGAAACTACCATTTAAAAGTGGTAACGATTACCCTTCTAGTTGGCATTTACCACACAACTCTCAAGAGTCTAGTCCTCATAATAATATGGAGAAACCTCTTGTACAGAAGTGGGCAAATGAAGGTAAATTAGAATGGAAAATTCTATCTGATTTGAACGAAGAGTTCTTAGATTTTACCTAGTTTATATCCGACTTCAATTAATTTTCTTGATACTTGTTTCTGTTTATTTGATTTAAATAATAAAAGTTCGTTGATTCTAGCATTTCTTAAATTTACAGGTATGTTTGGTATCTGTGCAGTCCACAAGTCCCAAGGTATTCCTAACTGTATTCCTGCTGGTAAGTATTGGTATTTCATCAACAACCATTTTGGTAGAACATGAACACTAAATGATTTTCTCATAATTACATTATGGTTAATAAAATCTTTTGTGTTTAATGCTTCGTAGGTAAGAAGTTTATCATTTTTGCCATTTACATATACAGGCATTTGTTTTCCTCTATAGCAGAATGGTGTAAAGAAAGACCTATTCCAACTACCCATAACTCTTCTATCTACATGGTGTGGGTAAAGTATTGGATTTATTCTTGCGTTCTGACCTCGTGCAAATAATCTTTTTTCATCAAAAGCAACCATTTTATCCCAATTCATAATAAAAAATTCAGTATCAATATTATCTAATACTGGAGTTTCTTTTCTACCTACTTCTTCTTCCTCAAACATATTGCTTTTAAAACCTAAGATATCATAATACTTTCCGTATGTAGGATGGTCTTTGTATACATTCATATGGGAGTAAGTACAAAATTTATTCTCAAAATATTTTTCATCAGGTATTTCATTTTTCCACCCGTTTTTTAAGAATATTCTAGCTCCACCTGCATACATAACTCTTTTATTTAAGCCACCTTTATTCTTCCAATACTCTTTCAAGTATCTCATGGCTCTGGCTTGTTCTTCTCCTTTCCAAAAACTCTGGTATACTTTTACATTTTCTATATTAGCGAGTGCCCATGATACTACATTTTTATCCCAGTCATCTTCGTGGATAAATAAATGCAAGCGAAAGTCCTCGTCCTTCTCAATTAGAGAGGCAAGTGTAAATAAACTAAAGTGTTTTATGTATGTATGTACTATCTCAATCATCTTCTTTTTTATATTCCCAAAAATTATTTATAAACCTTTCTAGTCTTTCCTCTGCATCTTCATCAAAATCAAATATAATTCCTGAATTTTTTGCTGATAAAATCTTCTTTATCGTATTTGATGCTTTAGTTCCTGCTACGGCATGGTAAATGCTTTCGTATGTTAATAAATTTTTCTCTCTTTCTTTCTTAGAATGACTTATCATCCTAAGTTGTTTGTTTAATAATAATGCTACTATTCCCATTTCACTATTTGGCATTGTAGCAACCTCTTTGCAGTTGTATAAAATTTCATGTCCACTTTGTTTTTTATTTAATACTTTATCTGCTCCAAAATCTTTTTTGAATTTAGCCATGTAAAGTGCATTAGTAATAGGATGAGGTTTTATAACATAACCCTCTTTTACAAAGTTTCTCATTCTACCCCAGTGTATAACTCTATCTTTACATATTAAATTACTACCTGGTGGAAAAATTACTTTATCGTAATGTTCTTGTGTTTTTGCTAAAATGTATTTATCTTCTATACAATTTAGTATTTTTTCTATTCTTTCTTCGTCAATCTCTATGTCCGACTTAGCAATAGATATCATTAACTTATCGTTAATTTTTACAGAATTTGTTTTTACATAAATTCCTCTACCTAAAAAATCTGTGTATAACCACTTTCGTATTGTAAATAATTCATTTGTGTTAAACCATACGTCATATTCAAATCTAACACCTTCTTTCCAGTCTGGTATTAGTCTTTTTTTAAAATTCAATAATGCGTCTCTTTGATGGTCAGGTCTATAACAAGACCCTGATTTCATAAAGTGAGTAACCTTGTCTCCAAGACTCTCATTACTTGCCATAGGAACTAATTTATCTTTTTTAACTTTTACTGTTTTTAATTCCATCTTTTAACTCAAATAATTGTGTTTCTATATTTTTTAATCTATCTTCTTGTTCTACGATTGTGTCCATTAGTGCGACAACAATACTTTCTAATTTATCGTTAACATACTTGGGGGTTATATCTTTGTCCTTTAGTTTCATTTAGTCTGTCCATGTTGAACCGTCCCAGTAACTTGCACTAAAGTCGTTTATACTTGCAACTTCTGTGTCAAAGATTGTACCCGCCTGAGACGCTGTTATTCTTTCAAATACTGTGGTACTCGTATTAAATGTAGTTGTGGTAATATGGTCAGTTGTTCTAGTTGTTTCTGTTACATTACCTGTGGCAAATGTTGTGGTTGTTGTTTTGCCTGTTTCAAATTCTGTTGTTCTAGTTGTTTCAAAAGTAGTAGTCGTATCGTAAGCTGTATTCTTAGAAGTAGTAGTAGACCTATCTGTTTCAAATGTAGATACTGTACTTCTGCTTGATGCTGTATCTCTTGCAGTAAGTGTTGCTCTAGCTGTATTAAATGTACTTGTAGTTTCTCTGCTAGATTGTGTTGCTCTAGAGGTTATTGTTCCTTTAGTTGTGGCATATACTGTTGTTGTATCTCTACTTGTTAAAGTTCCTCTAGCTGTATTAAATGTTGTTGTCGTATCTCTAGATGTTCCTGTTACTCTTTGTGAACCTCTACTTGTTAAGTATGCTGTTTCATACGCTGTACTTCTACTTGTATTAGTATTTCTAGTTGTTCCAAATGAGGTATTATCTACGTATGCTGTTGTTCTTGAAGTTTCTGTTCCTCTACTTGTATTAGTACTTCTACTTGTGTTTGTGGCTCTACTTGTTACAAATACTGTATTATCTACATACGCTGTTGTGTAATTTGTATTTACTAAGAATACAGTAGTGAAGTTAGTGCTATCTACATATGCGGTTGTTCTACTTGTATTTGTACTTCTTGTAGTTGAGAATGATGTATTATCTACATATGCTGTTGTTCTACTTGTGTCTGTAGTTTTAGAAGTATTCGTAGACTGTGTAGTTGTATAAGCTGTTTCGTTTGTGAAGCCTGTGTTGTCTACATAAGCTGTTGCAAATGAAGTGTTGTCTACATAAGCGGTTGTTCTAGAAGTGTTTGTATTTCTTGTTGTACCAAATGAGGTATTATCTACATATGCTGTTGAGAATGATGTATTATCTACATATGCTGTTGTTCTAGAAGTGTTCGTACTTCTTGTAGTACCAAATGAAGTGTTATCTACATATGCTGTTGAGAATGATGTATTATCTACATATGCTGTTGTTCTACTTGTGTTCGTACTTCTTGTAGTACCAAATGAAGTGTTATCAACATAAGCTGTTGTAAATGTTGTGTTATAAGAAGTAGAATTTGTAAACCCTGTATTTCTACTTGTGTTCGTTGCCTGTGTAGTTGTATAAGCAGTAGAGTTTGTAAATCCTGTATTTCTACTTGTGTTTGTAGCTTGTGTAGTTGTTCTACTTGTATTCGTGTTTCTAGAGGTATTCGTATTTCTGCTTGTGTTCGTTGCCTGTGTAGTATTATAAGCAGTATTTCTAGAGGTATTTGTATTTCTGCTTGTGTTCGTTGCCTGTGTAGTATTATAAGCAGTAGAGTTTGTAAATGATGTATTTCTACTTGTATTTGTATTTCTAGAAGTATTTGTGTTATAAGAAGTAGAATTTGTAAATGATGTATTTCTACTTGTATTAGTACTTTCAGTAGTATTGTAAGAAGTATTTCTAGTACCCCCACCAGTAGTTCTAGTTGTATTTACTGACCTAAATGCTGAACTTGCTGAAGTACCTGTTCTTCTTTGATAAGTTCCAGAGTACCCTGAGTTAAATCCACCGCCCCAACCGCTGTAATAATTTCCTCCACCACTCCAGGATACTGTAGTAACTCTGTTATAGTAGAATGTTAAGTATGTAGTACTATTTCCAAATGCTGTTGACCTTGTTGTTGCTCTAGCAGTATTATTGTCGAAGTCTGTACTTCTACTTGTGTTAGTGTTTCTACTTGTACTATTTGTAAAGCCTGTGCTGTCTACATATGCAGTGCCTCTACTTGTATTTGTATTTCTGCTTGTTCCAAATGATGTATTATCTACATATGCAGTAGAGTTTGTAAATCCTGTGCCTCTACTTGTTCCGAATGAAGTGTTGTCTACATATGCTGTACTATTTGTAAATGAGGTAGAGTTTGTAAATGAAGTACTAAAAGATGTATTATCTACATATGCGGTGCTTCTACTTGTGTTAGTGTTTCTACTTGTTCCAAATGATGTGTTGTCTACATATGCAGTGCCTCTACTTGTATTAGTATTTCTTGTTGTACCTCTTGTTGTGTCTCTTGATGTATTTGTTGCTTGTGTAGTTGTATAAGAAGTATTGTTACTAAATCCTGTACTTCTAGAAGTATTTGTTGCCTGTGTAGTAGTTCTAGAAGTGTTTGTGGCTTGTGTAGTATTGTAACTTGTGTTATTAGTAAATCCAGTGCTTCTTGATGTATTCGTAGACTGTGTAGTTGTTCTACTTGTATTTGTAGATTGTGTTGTTGTATATGCTGTTTCGTTTGTAAAACTTGTGCTTCTACTTGTGTTTGTAGATTGCGTAGTTGTTCTACTTGTATTTGTACTTCTGCTTGTGTTTGTATTTCTTGTTGTACCAAATGACGTATTATCTACATATGCTGTTGTTGTTCCAAATACAGTAGTTCTGGAAGTATTTGTTGCTTGTGTAGTTGTATAAGAAGTATTGTTACTAAATCCTGTACTTCTACTTGTGTTAGTGTTTCTACTTGTAGTTACACTTGTATTAGAAGCTCTAGAAGTTGTTCTACTTGTATTTGTAGATTGTGTAGTATCATAACTTGTATTATTCGTAAATCCTGTGTTATCTACATATGCGGTTGCAGTATTATATACAGTAGTTCTAGAAGTATTTGTTGCCTGTGTGGTTGTATACGCTGTTTGGTTTGTAAACCCTGTAGACCTAGACGTACCAATTACAGTATCAAAACTTGTAACATATGTTGTAGTTGTATTGTAGTTGGTAGTGGTGCTACGTGCGGTATTAAAGGTGGTAGTAGTTGTATACGTTGT